TCAAGCGGATGTTATCACGAGCGAAACGTTGCACTTCGGCCTGTTTATCCTGCAACCGCATGGAACCAAACTTGCCCTTGATCTGTTGGGCTGTAGCTGTCTCATTGGGATTGCTTGATCCCCGGATGATATCACTGATCCCGGTTATTTCGTAAATCGTCTGCTTAGTTGCTTCGCGTGATTGGTAAAGGGTTGTCAATGCTTGGATGGATGAATCAATGGGCAGCATGGCTAAAGCACCCTGCAATCCACCCTGCTTAGCAAAATCATTCCAATTGTTGTTGACGGGAAATAATTGGTTGTCTGTCCCCTCGGTCAACAATTCAGAGAATGCCGTAAATGCCCCATCATATAGCCCAGTGACCTTGATAGATCGCACAATGTTAGAAAGGCGGCAGGTGACATCGTCAAGCTCGATTGCCTGATCCTGGTATTGAATAAAATCCGGCACCGGTTCAATTTTGTTAGTTGTAAACGTACCGAATTCAGGTCGTGGGCATGGGAAAAACCCATCAAACTTTAAAGGTGGCTCGCGTTGATCTAAAACCTCATCCGGGTTATCCTTGGCAATCCAGTAAACCATATTCTCAGGCTTGCACCAGATTTCGTAAACAGTTGCTTTGTTATATCGGCTTTCAGCATCCAGCTTTGAATCACCTGTGCCTTGCTTGTGGTCAAGCTTTACGGTTTCTCCAATTTTACCAAAACGATCCACCAAATCTTTGCGGGTCATATAAACACGCCGCGCGACCCAAGACACTTCCTCCCAGGTGCGGCTGTCGCTGTAGAAAAAATCCTTGTAGGTAACGAAATCAGCAACTGCCTGTTCAAACTTTATGACCTGTTGCGGCATTGGTTGCCCATCAGGGCCGATGGCCGGATTATCTTCAATTGTTGGTACATAGCGCACCCAACTGGTTCCCTGGCCATATAGACAGAATTCGAAAGTGGTGTTCTTCATCACCGCATCAAACCCATTCAGGTCGATCATGGTGGTTGTGGCTTTTTCCAACATTTCAGAGGCAACACGGCCAACTTGGTCATCATCCTTAAACCTGCGTTCGATCACCGGCCTTGGCATCCGTGAATACAACATCGGCAACATCGTTTGAACGTTTGACCAAAGAATGTTAAACCGGTATTTTGATGTATAGCGGAAAGCCGTCGAGGATGTTGGGACATCATCGCGCTCGTCACGGTACCGCCTGGTTATGTCATCGCATCGATCGAAGTATTTCTTAAGCCTGGCTTCTGATTTTTTAACTTCATCCAGCCAAAGCTTCGCCTCATCCGCATTTTCCTTTGCAGAGGCTTCAATCATTTGCATTTTTGTTAATTATATCCTGCGGTTTTCGAACCGTTTTGCAGTATGTTTCACAATATCGTTAAACGTTAGGCCATCAGGTTTCTTAGGCTCAACCTTCGGGGCTATTTGCTCCCGCCAAGCTGTTGCAAAATACCTGAAAGCGTCGGCTGCGTGGCTTGTCCAGTCGTGCATAGGCTCAGAACTGTAAACTTTTTTCTTATCATCATATGAGCTGCGATACTGGCGTAAGGCTTCAATGCCTTCAGCACATTTATTAACATCAAACCAACAATCCGGAAGCGTCTGCCTCACGGCGTTGATGCCGTCGGCCACCTTCATCAGGGGGATAAGCCTGGCTTTTATGCCCAATCTTTCCAATGTTTCAACCCGCGTACGGCCAGTTCCCAACTCTCTTACCGTAGCATCATGGGGCAACCAATGGTTTTCGTACTTATATCCTTCGATTTGGGATCTTCGTAATAATTCTGTTGCATAATAATCAAGGCCAACACTGTTTTTTTCCAGGTAATCAATAACGCGCACTTCTTTGGCGTGTATCTGAAAAAACCAAATTGCCGTACTGTCACCTATACCAAGATCCCAAGCGGTATGAACCGGTAATCTAGGCTCGTATATGGTTGCATTGACTAAGCGGCCCTTAGCTTCCAGTTCATTAAGCAATGCACCGTAATAAGCTCCCAGAATAGCAGCATTAAAGTTGCATTCATATTCCTGCTCAAAAGCTCCCTGCGTATCTTTCATATCGCGCCGGGCGGATGCTAATTCTTTTTCAGAAATAATGCCTGTTTCGCTTGCTTTAAACATGAATGCCGACCATTCAGGATCGATGATCCTATTGCCGTCCTCATAAACAAAGCCATTCTTAGCCTGGTCATACAATTCAAAGAAAGCATTTTTTCCCATTGGCGTACCAATAAATAAAACCCAGCCCTGACGATCTGACAAGGTTGGGCGTATAACTTCCGTCCACACTTTCGGACGCATTTGGGCATATTCATCCAAAACTACGCCATCGTAGTAACTACCACGAAGCGCATCAGGATTATCACCGCCAGCGATAGATATTGTGGCTCCATTAGGCAGGATCAGGTGAACAGGATCGCTTTCGTAAACCTTGACCCCTGGTATTTTAGCAGTGTATTCTTTGAAATATTTCCAAGCGGCCTTTTTTGCTTGGCCGTAAAATGGGGTAATGTAAGCATATTCAGGGTTTTTTAATTTGCACTTAAGGGCTTTAGCAATAATCAGGTTTACAGCAAATACGGTTTTACCCGCGCGTCTATGAATAACAGCGATTGCGAACCTAGTTAAATTCTTGTAAAGGAATTGCTGAAGATTGCGGGGAACAAACCCTGTCTTTACTTTTGTCGTGACTATTTTCACTGACACTTAAACTATTCTACTCCGTTTTACCTGTTACTGATTCCCGTGTCAATAGTAAAGTTCGTATTTCTGCAGCAATTTGGTGACAATCTGAATAATCGCCAATCAACCGCCGCAGTTCCAAGCAAAGCCTAACATTTTCAGGGAATTTTGAAATATTCATTTTATATTCTTCAATTAATTTTCTTAATTTTGTAACATCTGTTTCAACGCCGCCTCTATAAACGATGGCTCTGTACGCATCATTTATTGCCTTGGCTCTAGGATAAAACGGAAAATCCAGCGGCCTAGGATCAGGTTGAGCCGTTTCCTTCTTCTTTCTAAACCACATTATTTTTTAACCTTTCAATATTTTTCTCAATCGCCTGTATGTTGTTGTTAGTATCAATGATTGATCTTATTGCTTCCTGTCTATCTTCTGTTATTTGAGAGCAAAGTCCAATTAAACTGATGCTGCCTTCAGGAACAAATACTTCCAATGCACTTGTATCAGGATTGACTTCTATGAAATTTGAAAGTGGCCCAATTAATTTATCAAATTTATTTCTCTCGCCATCAACATACACTAAGCGGTTTTTAGCAGTGTTTAGTTTACTTTCAAGTTCAGCAATTTTCCTTTTGTTCCGCATAATTGGCGTGCTTGCTATGTATGTCACAAGCTCTTCATAGGTCATTTCGCCAATATTTTTTGGCAAATTTATGAAAAATTCTTCGTTCATTTATTTTTCTCCATTATGTGCCGGTACATGGCAACAGCACCCTGGGTGAATTGCGTTAAATCATAATGTTTTTTTCCAAAAGCACTAATAAGCAATTTTTCGCGCTTCTTAACAACCTTTTCTATTTCGCGCGCAACTGACCTAAGCTCTCCCTCTGGAACAAAGCCAACAATCAAATTGAATATGCACGGAATCATTTTTTTACCTTCTCAAGCACATCATACCCGCTGTATTTTGAGAACGTTGGATTGCCTTCTTCATCTGGAGCTGTATATTTAAGCTCCCTAACATCCCTTTCATTCTCAGGCGATTTCTTACCTCTTAGGGCTTTTAGCAGGTTATCGTTTTTCTTTTTATCCATTGTTCACCTTAACATAAAGTTCTAATGAGTCTCTTAAAAGATCGCTGGCCCATGACGTGCGCTTGCGATACTTTATAGCAATATCTCGACATGACAAATTATCAAAACAAACATCGATAACTGGGTTGATTTCTAGGTTATACCGCTTCATTTCATCCGTCCATTTGCGGTAAGAAATAAGCTTTTCGGCAAGATGGTTGGTAAGCTCAACAGGCATTATACCCTTGCCGATTGTGGTAAGACCTCCAATTTTTATCTGAAGGCCCATAGTGATGCAAGCGAATGCGTCTGCAATATCGTATCCTGCACGCTCCAATTCACTATCAAGATACTTAAGGCTGCATGGCCTAAGCTTGGCCACCGTTTCCGGAGTTGGATCATCAAATTTATTGCTATCCGATGATAACATTAGGATTTCCCTTCTTCAACCTCATGTTCAGTTGTGCCTTCTTCGTCAACAAACCCTACTTCGACGATCGTCTTATGCAAGATAGGAAGGCCACCGTTGCCGCCTATCAATATTTCCTGGGATGGCTTACCCCATGCGCGTTCATTAATGGCGTTGGCAGCCTGAACCATTGTCTTTTTACTTTTCAATGCTGATCGGTGCGCTGCCAGTGCTTCCCATGATAAAGCCTGATAGGCTTCCTTGACTTCTTTGTAATCTTTAGGTCTTCCGCCTGGGTTAGGACAAAATCCTTTTTTCCAACTACCCTTGGTAGGGCCTGATCCTTTGGGTCTAGCCATGATGTTCCTCAAAGCTGATCTCAGCTTTCCTCCATTTTTCAAAAAAATCTTGATAATTACCTATTTTAATCATCACTCCCCCTATTTCTTCAAACTTTCAAACCAAGCCCCCAAAGAAAACCCAATTATTAAGCAGCCCAGAATTAAAAAAAAATACCCCATTAACTTCCCCTAAAACCCAGTTAAGCTTGATTGTTGAGTGCCGAGGTCGATGGTGATTGATCTAGATATACGCATCGTCCCCTCTGGTTTAGAAGCTTCTGGGTGATCTTCAAACCTACCGTTAAGCTTCGCAGCCCAATCGTTACAAGGTTTTTTACCAGTTGGTCGGCCAAAAACATATTTTTTATTATTATCTGTCCTAAAAATCCCATGTTTTGACCTTGCCCGTTCCAAATAATTAACGGAACATCCTATGTGATCGGCCATTTCTCTGTCGGTCATGCCCGCGTCAAACAAAGGCTTTATAACTTCCTCGGTTAAGTTAAATTTTTTGATTTTACCCATGTGTTTTTTCCTTTTCATCGATTGGCGGGTAGAAGGTGGTGGGGCTGGGCTTTGGTTTGTAGTCTTTAGGGAATATGCGAACAAAATCTTTAATATTAGGATTTTCGCTTTCCCTACTTTCCTTCAGCCATTCACAGAATTTCATGATTTACCCCATATTTTTTCAGCCTCGGCCCTTGTAATCGGTTTTGTTTTAAGAACCCATTGCGTTTTTTGTAAATCTTCAAGTATTTGCGGCTCAGCATGTTTAGCCAGATGTTCCGCCCATGCCATTGCCCCTAGTTTTTCCTTTTTCATCACCTACTCCTTTTTCGCGCCACAGTGGGGGCATTGTGTTGGATGGATAGCAATAAGTAATTCGTTTATTGTTATAGGTTTTTTATTTTTTAAATCTAATTCCGTGTCGGCCAAATTGCTAAAATAGCTTTGAACCCAAGGAATATTATATTCTTTCATCACAGCGTCACCTCGATTTCCCTACTTTTCCCTAACCACTTAAAGAATTTCATGATTGATCCTCAACTAGTTACAGCAATAAAAGTAAATAACACGACGAAAAATATAACAACGCTTGCTATCATAATCCGCCCTACTCCTTTTTCGCGCCACAGTGGGGGCAGATTGCTGGATTTCTAATGATATCAGTCAATTCTTGTATTGAGAGCTGACTTCCCATCGCCTTAAGAAAACCATCACCCCAACGCTCGAATTGTCTTTGCTGAAATTCCTCTTTAGTTTCATGATTTTTCTTAGTATTGGTTTCCTGGATAGATTTGGAAATAATCCCAGAAAACTCCATGTTGTATGGGTTTTTTAAAGTCACAGCGTCACCTCGATTTGTAAGGTTTTTAAAATTTGTTGTTGTGGGCCATTTGCAATATAATTTTTAGTAAATTCCTCACATTCTTCCACAGGGGATTTATTGAAATTATCAGTAAATTCCTTAGCTTCATGAGGATTTTTTTTAGCAAACAAGCCATGCCTAAATAATTTGAAAAGCATCCCGACCCGCTTTCTATCATCAATTTCTCTATCCGTAAGCAGCGGTGGCGGCGGGTCAATATGATAATTAACTGGCGATATGGGTTTTGGAAATTGTTCTTCAATGATTTTTAAGAAATCCCCAGGCTTAGGGGGTGTAGGGTAAGTCCACCGCTTCATAATGGCTTTATAGGCCGTTTCTATGTGGTTTGATGGAATGCCAGACATACCCATTTTGTAAAGCTCTTGCCACTCGCTGCGAACGTCACTGCTGATAAAAAAATTTGGGAATAAAGAATATATTTTTTGAAACAATTCACTAGGCAGCATGTGATTTCTCCATCGCTATTTCGGCTTTCAGTTTTGAAAGATAATCATCACGCTCAACCTGTTTGAACTGTCTTGGTGTTAATGTGGGCAATGGTTTCAGGCGATTTTCTTTGGCCTGCATGACGGGATTATCAAAATAACTTAAGGAATTTGGAGGAATTCCATGTTTTTTATTCATTGCCATTTCAATGGCTGGGTAAATATCAAGCTCAGGGTCACAATCCGCTTCTAACCATGTTCTGACTCTTGCAAAGTGCAGATTTGGAGAATTACCACAAAGACTTAAAACCTTTTCCCCAACCTTTTTAAATTTTTCGTAATCAAAATCTACTTTTTTAACATCAGCATCTTTTACGTAAGATGTTGGTGATGGTGTAATAGAGGTAGTAGTATTAATAGATGTAGTACTTACTGATGTTGATGTTGATTGTGCGACGGGCGTTGAACGGGCGTTCTCATCAAATCCTGATTTATCAGTGGGTTGCAAATTTTTCGTAGCATCCTTAAACTGTGTTTGAGGAATTCCTGAAATATCATTTAAGGAATTCTTGGATTTCCTGTTTTCTATTTTTGTCTGATACGTTTCGACGGCTTTTGCTATCTCCTCATCCGCTCTTTTTTGATACCAAAAACCATTCTTAATTGTAAAAAACTGCGCTAATATGGATTTCTTTTGCTTCCATAATTTTCCGGTCAAACCAGTAATACGTTGCAACATATTATCATTATCAGGCAGCGGCTTTTGGGTGCGATAATAGTGCATTAACATCAAAAGAAATGCACCGTGTTCTAATGTGGTTAAGTGGCGTGTATCGGCCAAATAATCGCCCATGAATAGCTTGAAATAAACGTTTGAACCCTTGCTCATTTTCCGTCCCCGACTTTAACCTTGACTTTGGCGTCTTTATTGGTTATTTTAATTTTCATATGATTTTTCTTAGAAAATGTAAGTCGCTCAAGACCCTGCACGGTTTTAGCGACTTTTTTCTTTTGGTGGGCAACAAAGTCACCCTGTGGAAACTCAATGTTTCTGCGGTACATAAGCATTCTTCGCTCTCCTTTTTGTTTCTATTTTTAATAGGTTTTTGGTGATGTTTTTTAACTGTTCAAAACGGGTGTTTTTAGCTCCCTTGGGCGAGTTCAAGTATCTGAACTGAGCCTCTTGTTTTTTCTCTAAAAGCTTTTCATACTGTTTCATTCTGGCGGCCTTTCTTGTTGGTTGTTGCTCCCAGCCCCCATGTGTGTAAGGCTTGCTGGACATCGGCCAGGCTTTTGCAGACATATGTTTTAAAACCTAGCTGCTCAAGCTTGGGGATGACTATTTTTTGATCCTTCGATAATACTCCTTTCTCTGATTTTAATTCGATCCCAATCATTTTGTTTTTACCCCAAACCAAAATGTCGGGAACCCCAGCCTTCAACCCCATATCCTTAAGAATATACCCCCTAAATTCGCCCCCGCCGCCTGATGGGAAAGTTGTCCAGAACGTATCTTCTGGCAAATTCTGATCAAGCCAGGCGGCAACAACCTTATGAAGCATCTTTTCAAGCGGATATTGAAGTTCTTCTATACGCAAAAATATCCCCTTATTTCTGCCCCTGGGTTGGCACCGGGTAAAGATCATCGATCTTGAGTTCTGTATGGTACCTACCGCTCTCTAATAAATAAGGATCACGGCGGCTTTCAAAGATTTTGCGGTAAACGTCATTGTCATTTGTGGCGGTATCAAATTCCATCATGTTTATCTCCTTTAAAAGTTATTTGTGACTAACAAATAACATGTGAATGTTAAAAAAGCGTGTGAGCGGAATCACATTTGAATAAAATAGTTTGTTCCTTTTGCGTTCAATTGTCTAGGGGCGGCATGTTTCGATAATATTCAAAAAGTCAATGACGCATAAGGCCGCGCGGCAATTTTTCACATACCAATTTACAAATGAAAATATTTAGTGCCGTTAAAATCAGCATTATGCTTTTTCAAATTATTTGGCAAATAAAAAATGAATTATTTTTTAATAAAAATCAACAACTTGCGTGAAAGCGGCGGAATTCCTTGATAAATTGTTTTAATTATTTTTTAAAATATGTATTGACAATTGTTTTTTAAATTGATATAAATAACTTATCAAGACGCGATAACTTAAAAAAAGGAATCAGGAAAATGTTAGAAAACGAATGGCTTCAAAAAGAATGGTTCGAAACCGATTATACATTATCTAAAAAAGAAAGAATTGCTTTGTCAACTGAGTTAACGGAATTAAAAAAATGGGAAAAATTTAATGAAGCGGTTGGCTTTACAAGTGATAATGCGGATGAGGTTGAAGATAGGATTTGCGAAATCAAGGCAATTCTTGAAAAAGATGAGGCCAGAATTTGCGAAATAGAGGCCGCTCTTGAGGCGGATGAGGATGAGGAAGAGGTTTACTCTGAATTTGAACACACACCGATAACTTTATAAGGGATAAAAATGGCTATTAATAAAAAAGGGATGGTTGTCCCCGCGGAAAGCATAAAAAATATTATTATTAAAATAATTTCTGACCGAAATTGTGAGGTGGTTGTTAACGATATAATGCAAGATTTACGTGATATTTATAGAAAAAGGCCGGCTAGAAAATATGTTATTTGGGTTATCCACCATCTTGTCCACGAGAATAAAATTATAAGGTTAAAAAAGGGCGCTGGCCAATATAATCCAGCTATTTTTATTAAAAAAGGCAAAGAAAATGAACAGGTTTAGGGTGGCCCAAAAGGTTAAATACTCGCTTAAAAAAGATGCCGTTGGGATTGTTGAGCAAATTCTATTTGTGCGCGGAACCAAGCGAGTTAACTACTTAATAAAATATGAAGATGAGAAAAATTTGGTTCACGCGGAAGGTCATTTATTGGAGGCGGTTTTATGAGCAATAAACCTAAGTTCGCGGTCGGGGATGTCGTAGGGAATAAAGGCAGCCGGAAAACTGGCGTTGTTACCGATGTTGAAGATTTTGGGGATGGCGCAATTAGTTATACGGTGGCATGGGATGATTACGAAATTGTTTTAGAGGGAGAAATTGAACATGCAAACTGAGCCAAAATTCAAAAAGGGTGATAAAATTATATGGTGTACTGATGCAAAATTATACCTAGTTGGCAAAGTTTGGAAGGATATTGATGAAAATACATTCCATTATGGCATTATTCAGGAAGATGTGATCGTTGGCCCATACTCCTTATATTTTATAGCAAATGAGGATGATATTTCACTAATGGAGCTAACTAATGACCAATGAGCAAAAATTTAATGTTGGGGATAGGGTTGCCTACAAAAATACAGAATGGAAAATCAATGCTATTGGCAAGGTTGAAGTAAAAGGAAAATTTACGGAATATGCCTATCATTTATTGAATGATAACGATTTTGTATCCTGCAAAGAAAGCGATCTAAGTCATGCCGATGCCAACGCCCCTTGATTTGATCGCCACACAAATACAAGAGTATTATGAATTTGTTCAGGAGAATTTTCCAGAAAATCATGTTGCCTTAGCGATATTGGAAGAATTGCAAGAGATAGTTCAGGAAATAAAAGGAAAAATAAAATCATGACCCCTACCCCCGCCCCAAAGTTTAAGGTTGGTGACACAGTTAATGGTCGTATTCCAATGATGGTCATGGAGGTGGTACGCGGTAAGGACGGCAATTTTTATTACGCATGCGATTTTTTCTATCCCTGCAATGAATTTAAAGAAGGTGACTTATCCCATGCCTAACCCCGATAGAAGCACTTATGTCAGCCCTAGCGAAGTGGGTGCTTTGTTTGGGGTTCATCCCAAAAAAACCAAGTTTCAAATGTGGCATGAGAAACAGGATAATATTAAAAGGCCAAATCTAATTAAAAATAAAGCTGCGAATTATGGAAAATGGATGGAGGCTGCAATTGGAGATTACGTATGTGCGGAAAACGGATGGAAGAAACTGCCGAAGCAAGAATATTTTCATCGGATCAATGAGGGTATGGCTGGTGAATGTGATGGGATGGTTTTATCCCAAATTCAAGGGATCGGCAATTTGGAGATTAAGACAGCAAAATATAGCAAGTTCAAAGAAGAATGGATTGATGGACAAGCGCCCCTTTATTACCAACTTCAACAACAATTTTACATGGGATTGGCTGGATTGCAATGGGGCGCGTTGGTTTTATATGTTTTAGGAGAGTATGACCCTAAACCTCCTGTTATTTATGAATTTGACCCTGAAATTTTTAAACTAATCGAAAAAGAAATAAAGGCATTTTGGAAATCTATAAAGGATGGGATCGAACCGGAAATGACAGAGCAGGATTACGGGATACCGTTTTTCAAGCCCTATGTTTCAGATGAAATACTGGATTTAAGCAATGATGAATTTCTACCGGGCCTAATAACCGAATATGCCCATAAAGATAAAGAATTTAAGAAATCCGAACTTAATAAATGCCACGCCAAGCAGAAAATACAGAAATACCTTTTTGATAAAAATATAAGTGCAAAAAAGATAAATGTGAATGGGATGACTTTACTAACCAAATTAACAAAGGAAACTGAATCCAGAAAAGGCTTTCAATCTTTAACAATCGATTATGAAGGAACAGAAACAGATGAATAATTTAATGACCAACAATATAGATGATTTAAAGCAGCTTAATAACCTGCCCGTAGAGCTTGATAGCCCCAAGACTGATATATCCATCCATGACGGTGTTATCAGTGCCCAGCGCGTCGCTGTGAAGCGTAATGAGGCCGAGATTATGCGTAAGATCGAAATCCTGGCTAGGGTCAACGGCCCTCGTTATTACTACAGTTGGGAGGTCAATGATAAAAATTCCAGGACTGGCAAAAATAAGATCGAGGGCGGCAATATCACGCTGGCTATGGATTTGGCACGTTTATATGGAAACAATCAAAATGATATTCGTGTCACCGATAATGGCGATCATTGGGTTTTTTATGCTAGGTTTGTTGATTTGGAAACCGGATATAGCTTGACAAAGGCATTTCAGCAAAGGAAATCGCAGTCTACCTTCAATACGAAGGATGCCGATCGCAAGCTAGATATAGCTTTCCAGATTGGTCAATCAAAAGCCCAACGCAACGTTATTCTGGCTGCTTTAAATACCTTCAGGGATTTTGCCCTGGTATGCTCAAAGAGTGCCTTGTTTGAAAAGGTATCGGCTAAACCAAAAGAGTTCATTGAAGCCATTAAAAATGATGTTCAGGAGCTTGGATTTGATATCAGTCGGGTTGAAACAAATTTAGGATTGGCTTCCCAAAAATGGGACAACACAATGATTGCAAAAGTTTGGGCCGAAGTCCAAACCATTAAAGACGGCGTTGCGACTTTTGATGATATTTATCCATCCAAGAAAGAGACAGTTATTGATGACAAGCCAAAAGACTTAAATGCCTTAAAAGAGAAATTTTCTGCCCCTGCCCCTGTTGAAGTGAAGTCTGAGCCAGTAAAGGAAGATCAGAAGCCATCTGCTCCGAATATTCAAGTTTGGATAAAGATTAACAAGGATATAAAGGCCGCGATCAATGCTGCTAAAACAAGTGATGATGTAAATAAATTAATTAACCTCACTCATAAGGTCACTTTGTCCGATATGCAGAAATCGCAACCAGATTTTTATAATGAAATTATGGATTACGCAATGGACAAACAGGCCAGCTTTCATGAACGCGGCACGAAGTTATCACAAACCGATCTGCTGAACAATAATTAGGGGGATAATATGTACCAGATCAAGCGTGGGGATGAGGTAATAAAAAATGGAGACGATATACAACATTTGGCAAACGCTTTGTTTTTTATCTCATTAGAAGATGAGCTTATTAATATAAGCTTATTTGACCACGGATATTTAGAGCTAA